CGGCCCATGCTTTCGGCGGAACCGAACACCAAGCGGCCCTTGAATTCGGGCTTCAATACTATGATGTTTATTTGAAAGAAGGTGCAGACAATGACCAAATGTGAAAATCCGTGTCCTTATGGCAAGTTTGATGGGTGTTGCTACTTCTGCCCGGATCGGGTTTCCTGTGCTGACGCTTGCCCGGAAAACCCGGAGAAATGCGGACAGGCCATTTTCGATGAAGAAGCGGGGCTTCAGGCTTTCCAGCAATCCCAGCTTGCCACCCTGAACGCTATTGCTTCCCTGACCGCCCACAAGAAGGCTATTGAGAATCAGGAAAAGGCCATGAAGGCCAAGCTGTATGAAGCAATGGTGAAGTTCGGCGTGGATAAGTTTGAATCCGATGTTCTGAACCTTACCCTTGTGAAGCCCACCAATGCCACCAGCATTGATTCCGCCAAGCTGAAGAAGAAATACCCGGACATTGCTTCCGAGTGTTCCAAGACCACCGCCAAGGCCGGTTATGTGAAGATCACCCTGAAAGGGGATAAGTCATGACCGTTGAACAAATTGAACTTCGTAAGATTTTAACCCAAATGCTGGCCGATAACGGGATTAACCGTGAAACCATCAAAGATTTTGTGGGTGAAATTGTTTCTGAAAAGGTGGATCGGGCAATTCAAAGAGTTATTCATGAAACCGATATGGATTCGCTTGTGGATAAAACCCTTAAAGAAACGATTAACAAAAGCTTGCGTGATGAAGTGGGTTGGAAGGTTCGTCGGGCAATGGGGAGTGTTTCAATTTCCATCGAATGCGTTGGTGATCGTGGTGATCATTAAATGGCACCCATGCCCCGGCCACCCCAACTATCAAATCAACCGTTTGGCCCAAGTTCGTTCTGTGAAAACCGGTAAATTGTTAAAGCCTTATGACGATGGTTCCGGTTATCTTCGGGTGAAACTGGATGGTAAGAATTGCCGGTTACATATCCTCGTGGCGCTGGCATTCATTCCAAACCCGGAGAACAAGCCTGTGGTGAACCATGAACACGGGAACAAGCATGATTGCAGGGCTTCCCAGTTGGAGTGGGCCACTATATCAGAAAACACAAAACACGCTTGGGATCATGGATTGATTCGGC